TGGGAATGATGATTTTTAACATAAATTGGGGACACAACGGATCCGGCTTCCATATTAAAAACTATTCATACAATAACGGTTCACCATCCGAGTGTTTATGTGTCGGTGGTGATGCATTCATACAAAATAAATTGGGTGTAGGGAGTAACGTATCCCCATCAAAAACGTTGGAAGTTACAGGTAATGTAAATGTAATTTCAGGTAACATTTACCAAAATAATAATTTACTTTGGCCAGCTACATCTAGTGGTGTAGACATTTACCAAACATCAAATGTTGGTATAGGTACATCTACCCCGGGAGTACCTTTAGATATCAGTTATAGTTCAAGTACAAACGGAATACAGTTAACGTCAGGTAGTACATCTCAAAATAGTATTATACAAGTAAAAGTGGATGGCGGTGGTACCGGTGACCCACTATTATCGTTATCGTGTGCAGATGGATCTGGTTCGGCTTGGTGTGTGGGTATAGATAACGATGATTCTAATAAGTTCGTAATAGCTAATGATGAGAATAATTTGTCATCATCTCAATACATTACATGTGGAGGTAATGAAATAGATCTAAAAAAGAGAATCTTAATTAACGGGAACTCGGGTACCGACGGTCAAGTTCTTACGAGTGGTGGTTCATCAGGTTCGGTCGCGTGGGAAGACGCGAGTGGTGGTGGAGGTTCGAGTCCTTGGACAACGTCGGGATCAGATATTTATAGAAGCTCGGGTAAAGTTGGTATAGGAACTACAAGTCCAAATGCCGAACTCGATGTTGACGGTCACATTCACTGTAACTCTATACAAACTGGTTTAGCACGATATGAAAAACATTTAGTTAAGGGGAACCTAATAAAACTGTATTTTACTAACGCAGGTTCAAGTACACCAACTACACAATCTGAAATGGATACGTATTTCGAAATTCTAAGTTCAGGTACTAAATCATTAAGTAGACCACAACACACGGCCGCCAGTTTGGATACTACATTTGCCGAAACATTTGAAGGTTATTTAAAAGTAACTACAGCTGGAACGCACCATTTCGGTTTAAATAGTGACGATGCTTCAGATATGTACATAAACGGTATTCAAGTCGCTTATTGGTACAGTGGACATGGTCATAATGGTACACTCACAACCCCCGGTGGAACCACAGGTAGTATATACTTGAAAACTGGGTACCATAAAATATTCGTACGGTTTCAGGAAAATAGTGGCGGTGAAGCGTTATATAGTCTTTGGAAAGAACCAGATGGTTCTGCTGACGGTTTGACTGACTGGGATCACATACCAACGGATAACTGTTTTTACGATCATATACGGTACCATTAAAATTTTAACTAAAAAAACAAAATCACATTTACCATGCTGAAAAAAGCAGGATGGTAAATGGTTTATCACTCACTTTTTACCTGGAAGTGAGTCCATGACCGCGAGTGCTATAACACCCGCGATAAAGAACATGACAACGAAATTACATTCGGTATCGTCCTCGCCAAGAACCGAACGTTTTTTTGTTTTATCCGGTTTTTGTAACCTTGACTGAGGAAAAACATCTTGTCTTCTCGAAGGTAACTCAACAGGATCTTCGTCCAAAGGACAATACCCTATCATTTATACTATCATTTATAAATTAATTTCGACTGACTTTTTCTTTTTCCCACCACCTCTTTTTGACTTGGTCTGGGTAACTTTAACTTCCCTAACTTCACTATCATCTTCATCCCTTTCCTTGGTATCACCGACTGGTGGTTCAGCAATATCGGAAATATCGTCCTCGATATCGATTTCATCGGTTAATGGGTTTTCTACTTGGGATATATTCGTCGTATTCATGGGTGGTTGGGGTGGCATCATGATATTACCCATGAGACTCGAAATGTCAAATCCTGGGCCCTGCATTTCTCTTCTCCCATTTGCATCCACTTTCTCTTCACCCTGTTGTTGCGACTTAGGAACTGTGTTCTGAACGGCCGACATCATATTCTGAACCAATCCTGGATTCTGTTTAATCACGTCGTTCATATTCGGCATCACCGATTTAAACATACTATTCGTCAAATGGAACATCATTGCCGATCCACCAAGCATCATAATAAGTTTAACTTCGGGTGCAACGTGCATTTTCGTTCTATATTTCACGTATAACTCCTCAAAAACTTCATCATAATCGTCAACATTTTCCATAACGTTTTCCGACCAACCGTCGAGTTGGATTTCAAATGGGTTATATTTCTTATTCATAAACTCAAGTCCCGTCGTACAAGCAATGAGCATACGTCTCGAAAACTTTATCGATTTATCAACATCGATACTATACGTAATTCGCTTAACCTCAGTTCTAAGTTCATCTATTGGAGAATATGCATTCAAACGTTTATTTACGGTAAACCCCTTCTTTTCTAATCGACCAAGTTTATTCACGAGATCGGCTTTTTCCTCATCTATGTTTTTAAATCCAGGTGAAGGTTGTTCTTCTTCCATATATCCACCACCTCCTCCTCCACCACCCGCATACTCGTACCCCTGTTGTTCCGGTTCGTCTTCATATTCACCATAATCCATAACTTCTTCCGGTGGGGGTACAGAAGGTGGATTTTGTTTATTCGGGTTCGCAAACGAGTCCATATCTTCCTGGAAAAATTGTGTTGGTGGGGGATTATATTGAGTTTTCATAATTTTTTGTATTTGCTTTTTTACAGGCTGGGATCTTGGAATATCAATTTCTATCTCATTCATTAACGCCTGTTCGCTATCGTCCAATTTCATAACATTTGTGTCACCTCGATTTAGGATGATCTCACCGTCCATTAATCTTTATATTGAAACTATTCTAATTTCTTTAACGCACTTTATAAAAAAAATATTTACTCAATACAAATGAAACTTAACGCTACTAATAAAAGTACACTCAAATCAATTGTGATTATATTCTTAATTTTGTGCGCGCTCGGCGCCTTAAGAACAAGTGGTTACCAACCAGTTGAAATTGAAATGGTAAGTGACAAATCTCTTTTCGACCAGGAGTCCAGGGAAGATTGTCTCGATACAGCCTACTATTCCGATAGTCGAGGCGGAATTTGTGGGGGTCAAAAAGTAGTCAAGGACCAAGCGAGTTATAAGATGAAGTAAAATCTCCAGTATATATAAATGGCTTTAGTGACTAGTCAATCTACTTTACCCGATTTCGAACACGAGTATCATACAGTTATAGTTGATACCATTTCTGATTCAATTAATAAGCAAAAATTTACATCACACTTTCCAACACCACTCGAAAATATAGTCCAGGTTCAATTAATAGCAGCTCATATTGATAATCACGACGCGAGTCAACTCATTCACCTCAAAATTGATGAGTTGAAAACTATTTTTTCTCAAAGAGGAAAAACAGATCTTAATACATCCACTGATAATATGATCAACGGCGTTTTCGGAACCCTCGTAACAGATGGAACAGATCGCATTGTTTTTAAAAATGAATACCCAGTTATTCAACAATATTATAACCCAATTCGTAAACTCGATAGATTAAATGTCGAAGTATTAAGAGAAACTGGTGTGGCTGTATCAATTTCATCTGGAGGAGAAACCTGTTTAATATTTAGATTCGTCTGCAAAAATAAGAACCTGCCCTATTAATTATTTCAGGGCGTTTTCGTACGTATAATTTAAACCTCCTATTAATATAAATGTCTTCTGGTGTTGTTCAACTTATCGCCATTGGTGCTCAAGATAAATACATAATGGGTGACCCAGAAATTTCATTCTTTAGCTCAACTTTTAAACGGCATTCTAATTTTTCACAATCCATAGAAAAACAAACGATACAAGGAGTTGTGAATAATAACGCTATGTCATCGATCAAATTCCCACGATCAGGTGACTTATTAGGATACACGTATTTCACATTAGATGATAATACACAAGCACTCGATATCCAAAACTGGGAAAATGTTATAGATAAGGTCGAATTACTCATTGGGGGACAGGTTATAGATACCCAAGACGCAGCTTTTACCGAAAAAATAGCCATAGATACGTTCGCAACGAACGTTTCTAAAAGTTCCAACGGTACACACCCAGGTGTAAGCGCACGTTCGTACTTTTACCCGTTACGCTTTTTCTTTTGTGAAGGTCCACAGTGTGCCTTACCAATGATTGCTTTACGATACCATGAAGTCGAATTACGTATTCACTGGGGATCACAAGCAAGTAATTATAACGTCGAGTGTTATTCAAATTACTATTACCTTGATAACGAGGAACGTGGTAACATAGTTTCGAGAAACCATAACCTTCTCATTACACAAGTTCAAAAAAGTATTCCTTCCGGAGAACTTACACAAGAACTTACGTTTAATCACCCCGTAAAATACCTCGCGTGTTCGGATACGACCGTTGAAGGTGCACTAACGTCCGCGAGTAACAAGGTTAAATTAGAAATTAACGGTCTCGATATAGGTCCTTATAAATGGGGAAAACCACACTTTATGGAAGTTCAGAACTATTACCACACACAATTCGTAACGTCCCCCGATTTCTTTTTATACTGCTTTTGTCTTTCGACGAGTTCACTCCAGCCGACAGGAACGCTCAATTTTAGTCGATTAGATTCAGCAAAAATACATAGTCAATCCATGATAATTAACGATCCGATATATGCCGTGAATTATAACATTCTCAGAATAGAAAATGGAATGGCTGGTCTCATATACGCCAATTAAAAATACTTACATATATTAAATGGTTAAAAACATACCTACCATCGAACGGTCTACCAAAATCCGGTTTGGTAAACACGTTTCAGATAGCCAGGCTGAAAACACGATTGTTTTCAATGCGTCTAATACTGAAATTAGTACACCCAATTCAGGGTCCATTTATATGTCACCTCTCAGAGTTGAAAATGTCGACAATGCAAACTTTTTTGCATATAATTCAACTACAAAGGAAGTTGTAGATTCTGGTGTTAAAACATCCCTTTTAGGTGGTATTACTTTACAAGAAGCAACTTCTAGAGGTAACACAACTTCAAACATAGTCCAGTTTACTAATTCTACAACAGGTTTTATAACAACGTCAAATGTTGGTATTTCAAATAGTGCACCCACACACGCCCTTTCCGTAAAGGATAAAATTTTTATGTGTGGTCCAGGTACTACTTTACTAGAAGTTAAAGGTACATCTAAATCAGAAAGAATTATATCTGGTACGAATATTACCATTGATGGTGTTCAAACTGGTACTAACCCAGCTTATATTACAACCGGTGGGAGGACACACTCGACGCGGTTTACGGGGACCACCCTAGGATTGGCAGGTAACCTAGTACCAACAGATACCATAAGTTTAGGAAACGATCCAAGTTCTGTTAAAATAAACGTTCCAACACAATCAACGAATGCGTTTTGGACATCGGGTAACGTTTACGCCCAAAAATACCTTGGTGACGGTTCACTTTTGGATAATATTACCATGGACGTTGTTTCTCGAAAACTAGATGGTAACATTTTATCTATACCAATTGAATCGTCAAACATAATAACGGGTATTAAAACTCTGGGTAACGTACAGGTAGATACAACAAACGGATCTTTTTTAGGTAAAATTGCGGGTTCTAATACAATTTCAGCAAGTACAATTTCAGCAACTTCAATTAGCACGACTTCAGCTATTGCAACGACAAGTGGTGGTACGGGATACTCTACTTATGAGTCCGGTGCAATACTTTACGGTAAGTCGGATAATTCACTCGGAAAACTCGATCCCGCGAGTTCTAATGAAGATGTCGGTAAATTTCTTAAACTTGGGACTAATGATGTACCCACATGGTCAGAGGTTTCTTCAAACCTCGAATCGATCGTAAGTAATGGACCCACATCCGCAAACATTACATCAAATACCATTCAATTTCGAAATGACGCAACGAGTTTAATGACCACGGGTAACATTGTTGTAGGAACAAACGTTTACGCAGAAGAATTTGTAAGTACAAATATTCCTATTGCATCGACAAGTGGTGGTACGGGACACAAAGTAATCACAAAAGGTGATATATTATATGGTAATCACGATTCTGATAATACTTTAGGAAGATTAATAAAAGCGGTAGATGATTCTGATAGAGGTAAATTTCTTAAACTTGGGACTAATGATATACCCACATGGTCAGAGGTTTCCTCGAACCTTGAATCGATCGTAAGTAATGGACCAATAACCGCAAATATTACATCAAATATACTCCAATTTAGTCAAGGTATACAAACCAAAGATATAACGATTGGAAGTGGTAGTCAAATAAATGATACGTTTATTCCGTATTTAGATTCGGGCTCAAAGTTACTCAAAAGTAGTAAAATAAGTTACAATGATACAGATAAAATTACAAGTATATCATCAAACGTCGTTATTGGTGGTAACTTAACAGTACAAGGTAATACTACACACGAACATATAACAGATCATTTTATAACGGATAAGATATTCGCAGTTTCACACGGAAATGATAAGGTAGGAGAAGGTGGGAACAACAAAGATATGGGTCAACACATGGCAAGACCAGAAGCAAACGTATTTTCGGGTTACTTAGGTGCAACTTCACCAAAGGAATATACGATATGTTTTACCACAGATGCATCTACGGATGAAACTATTACACCAAATAACGGAACGAGTGATGGATACATTACAGCAAATGTTTGGGGTAACGTTCTATCGGGTAATGTTACTTCAACTGGTCTCATACATGGTGGGACCTTGAAAGGAGATGGTTCTGCTATAACAGTATTAAATATGGGGAATGCAGGTTCGGGAACACTCGCGGTTAATAGAGGTGGGACGGGTGCAACCACACTTAATGATCTTATAACTTTAGGTACGCACACGACGGGTAATTATGTAACATCTATAACAGGTGGTGATGGTATTACAGCAGGTGCAGCCGCTGAGAGCGGAACACCCACGGTGACCATCGATGCAAAAACAAATGGTGGTTTGGTTATTGAGTCCAATAAACTCGCTGTTAAATTAGACGCATCGTCCATAACAGGGACACTAGCCATAGGTGATGGTGGGACAGGACAAACAACTGCCTCGGCGGCAGCATCCGCTCTCGGTGTTGGGACAGAGGATTCACCCCAGTTTACAGGTATTGAGTTGGGACACGCTTCGGATACAACCTTAGCCCGTTCGAGTGCAGGTGTTGTAACGATTGAAGGTGCAGAAATACGAACGGGGACAGTTGCGATTGGAAAAGGTGGGACGGGACAAACAACTGCCTCAGCAGCGGCATCTGCTCTTGGTGTTGGAGCGGAAGATTCTCCATCGTTTGTTACTGTGAATGCAAATGTTAACGCAGGTAATGTAACTTCAGAAAGTATAAAACTTACAAATCCAGGAATAATAGGAACATTTAATACACAAACCATAACAATAAACGCAAAAAATAGGACATATGGTACAACACCACTTGTAGTTATCAATGGTGATTTAGAAAGTCTTTACTTCACTAATTTAATAAATGGTGCTCAAATTGTTGTGCCCATTCTTGCGACTGGTGCTGATAGAGCAGTTTCCAAAGATCTTACAAATGTCAACTTTACTGTCATAACAGATGATGTTTCCATCACACAAAATAAACATGCTCTCATGACTTTATCAAATATTTCAGGAAATATTTATATGAACACCATTGCATTTTCATAAGTTTAAAAAAATAAAACCTTACTATAATATAAAACATGTCTGGAGGTATTGCTCAACTCGTTGCCGTAGGTGCCCAAGATGCTCATCTCGTCGGCCAACCTGAAGTTTCATTTTTCAGATCAAATTATAAACGCCACACAAATTTCGCCCAAACTGTCGAAAGACAGGTTATCCAGGGCAACCCCACTGATAATGGTATGTCCACTATTAGATTCGAGCGCAAAGGTGATATGCTCGGGTATGTCTACATCTCGAATAGAGCCGTGAATATTACCAACTGGGCCAATAAAGTTTCTAAGGTTGAACTTTTGGTCGGTGGTCAGGTCATCGACGATCAAACTGACGAGTTTATTAGAACGCTCGCACCAGTTACTATGAGTCAAACATACTCTAAATACAAGTTTAATAATGAATACTTTTACCCACTTAAATTTTCGTTCTGTGAAAATGCTCAGTCCGCGATCCCATTGATTGCTCTCCAATACCACGATGTGGAATTGAGAATCACATGGGGTTCGTCGTGTCCAACTGATGCGGAAGTATATGCCCAATTCTACCACCTCGATACAGACGAACGAACGGTCTTATCGTCTCAACCACAAAATATGCTTATTACGCAAACACAAAAGTCTGTTGCATCCGCCGCCAAGACTCAAGAAATCAACTTTAATCACCCAGTAAAATACTTGGTCGCTGTTAATGAAATGACCACCGCTAAGGTCAAACTCCAAATTAACGGTACAGATGTTACCGACTCTAAGGCGGCAAGACCACACTTTACATCGACACCAGTCTACTACCACACACAAGCCGCGGATACAACTGCGACTACAACGTTCTTGCAGCCATTCTGCATCGACACGGCCAAAATCCAACCAACTGGTTCTCTCAACTTTAGTAGACTCGATTCCGCGAGACTCGTTTCTGACGATACGACGTGGGCTAAAGACGTCTATGGTGTTAACTACAATATCCTCCGCATCGAAAATGGTATGGGTGGTTTGATGTATTCCAACTAATTTAATTTAGCCGCTTATTATAAATGTTTTGGCAATTAATTTTTCTTGTAGCATTTGTATTTGTTTTAACGTATGACCCAAAATCAGGTACTTTAGATCATTTAGTTGGTAAAAAACCGGAAACCCCTCCTCAGAATGCAGAGTGTAAAGAAGGACATTACCAGGAAATTCAGTTTGCAAAAATGGGGTACCCGTGTCCAACCGAAAAGAGAACGCACATGGGTGCGATTATAGGAACTTAAAAAATTAGCTCGTAATTTTATATATAAAATGTTTGCATTCGATCGCGATACCGCGACTATAGTTGCCGTGCTCATGTGTATTGTTGCCACAATGTACATGTACAGAGAACTTAACAAAACGAAATCAGAAATGGACAATGTGAAAGGATTTTACGGAAACCTCATGACACATTTATCCAGACCACCACAAGTGAAATCTATACCAGATGTAGAAACAGAAAAAGAGGAAGTTTTAGAAACCCAAGTTGATGATGATGAAGAAGAATCTTCAGAATAATCATCTTATTCAATTATAACTTGCAAATAAGCAATGAAAAAATATAAAGCAATTGCAGTCCCCGTCACTTTTATAGGTG